CATTATAGTAGCCCCATTTATCGTCGCATTCACCGACATAGGGGTTAGCATGTCCAGAGAGACAGGAGGCTTTCTAGGGCTATTCAAGGGCGTTAAATGGGACACTGTGCAAGGCTTTGTAATTCTCCCAGAGGTTCGGCAAACAGCAATCGCTATTGTCGGCTTTTACTTTGGCTCATCACAAATCAAATAAAACTATGTATACAAGAAAACCAGCAAATGCAGGCAAAGGTTCATGCGGAGAGCGTGGAGGTTGTGGCTGCGGTAAAAAGAAGTAACAATGCCCAAGGACGCTTGCTATAAGAAAGTTAAAGCTAGGTATAAGGTTTTTCCTTCTGCCTATGCCTCTGGTGCTATTGCCAAATGCCGTAAGGTGGGAGCAAAGAACTGGGGGACGAAACGTAAATCAAAGTAATGGCAGTTCGTAAAACACAGGCAGGAGCAAACCTAAAGCGATGGTTCAAGGAGGAATGGAAGGATGTCCGCTCGGGAAAGCCTTGTGGACGACAAGAGGGCGAAAAGCGCGGAACACCATATTGCAGGCCATCAAAGCGTGTGAGTTCCAGAACTCCTGTAACTGCAAGCGAAATGTCGGAGTCTCAAAAGCGTTCTCGTATATCACAGAAAAAGAAACTAGGGCAACCAACAGGAAAGCCCAAGAAGGTTAAACCAATTAAGCGTAAGCAATAACAATGCCAGATAAATCCAAGATGAAGTGCAACGTCCCTCGCCGTGAAGTTCAGGGTGGGAAGAAGTTTGTTGTAAAAGCTTGCCAAGGCGGTAAGGAAAAAATTGTGCGTTTTGGTGATGCCAACATGAGCATTAAGAAGGATCAACCTAAGCGTAAGAAGAGCTACTGTGCACGTAGTGGTGGGATTAAAGGGAAGTCCAATAAGCTTTCTGCTAACTACTGGAGTCGGAGAGCCTGGAACTGCTAATGGCACGATACGATAAATTTGGAGCACTTGATGATGCCATTGGAACTGATGGTGATTACGGCTTCCTTGGGTTTAACAACCGCCTGCGACCCGACCAGTTGCAGCGTGGTATGCTGGCTGAATCACGCAACATGCGCCTTGATCGTAATGGTGAGGCTCAGGTGCGCAAAGGTGTAGAGCTTGTGCTTGCTCCCTTATCTGTTGGTGGAGATGCTCTTACACTTCCATTTGATTTGCCGACCGTAGGTCAAGAGGGAGATGGTATTACTGCAATCCTTGATGATAATGCCGTAAATGCTATATATGGATCCTGCGCATACTCCAATCCAAATGATGTCACCGGGCAATATATTGTTATCGCCTCTAATGCAAAAGCTATTGCTATTAACGTAGCAGACTCTACAACAACAGATATTGCATACCCAGCTGGTATTTTTGTCAGTCAAAACGTAGACATGATTCAAGCCTTTAATAAGGTTTTTATCTTTCGTAATGGAAAAACCGCCCTAGAGTGGGATGGTGACTTAACTGGAACTCCCGCATTTACTAAGGTGGCCAGTGGGGAATACAGCCAACCCAAACAACTGTCTCCAACAAGAGTTGATATTGTTGATGGCAAAGCTACGGCTACATTTGCCAACTTAGCTGCTATGAATGGCCTGGGAGTAGGCGATAGGTTTATCGTGGAAACCTCAGGAAGCCCATCTACCTTTACCGTTGGAACTGAGTATATAGTAGCTGCTAGGGATAATACAGCTTTTACTATTGATTTCTTTGTGCAACTTGCCAATCACTCTAATATTAGTGGCGTAGTGTTCCAGCAACGTGTGTCCGTAGGTTTAGGATTTAGCCATATGCCAGCACCACCCTTTGCTACATACCACCAACGTAGACTGGTCATGCCATATAGGTTTGAGGTTGATGATGCTGTTGACAGCTTCACGTCTCGTGGTATTTTAGATGAAGTGATAGCTTCCGACATTCTGGATACGGACACATACGACCGCATATACGCACAGTATAGGTTTAATGCTGGAACGGCGGACTACGTTGTGGGTTTGCACTCATTTGCAGAAGACAGCCTGCTCGTATTTAATCGCAACTCAATCCACGTTGTCCAAAACACAATTAACCTAGAGGCTGCATCTACACGCCTGCTTACGAATGAAGTGGGTTGTGTGGCTCGTAAGTCTATTGTTCAGGTGGGTAATCAGGTTATTTTCCTGTCGGACAATGGTGTATATGGAACGCAGTTCCTAGACGAATACAACCTGCGCGGCACAGAAACACCGCTATCCGAGCCAATCAATGAGACGATTAAGCGTATCAATAAAGAAGCATGGGAGCAAGCGGTGGCCGTTTACTTTGATAATCGCTACTACATAGCCGTCCCGCTAGATGGTGCCACAGAGAACAATGCTATTCTTGTTTACAACTTCCTGAATCAACAGTGGGAATCCGTGGACACAGTCGCAGATGCTAACTACTATAGCACTAACCTATTAGTATTGGGTGATGGCAATAATCGTGGTGTATATGCTATTAATGATATTGGTGGTGTTCATAAGCTTGATAATCGGGCAGATGGAGTTGATCGTGTTATTACACAAATTGGTGGTAGTCAAATACAACCAAACATTGATGCCTCTATTACAACTCGCCAATATACTCTTGGTAGCATGGAGCGCAAGAAATGGAAGGAGTATGAGTTGCACATTCAATCCAGTGATAACAATACTTCTGACCTTAGTATTCAGGCTGAAACTGAAAACCCAGATGCCATAGCAAGTCTTGGAGATTTGTCAGAACTTAATGGTTCTGCCTTGGCAATCGGAGAGGATGTTTCCATTCGTGGTAGAATAGGTAATAGGAGAGGCTACGGAATACAATTTACACTTAACAACACAACTGGGCGACCGCGCATACGAGCAATTGAAGTGGACGGATCGGCAGCGTTTAGATCAACTAATAAGGCAATATAATGGCAGTAATATCTAAAGGACAAACCTTCGCAACTGGCGATCAGGTTTCAGCATTGAAACTAAACAACTTAGCAGACAACGCTACGTTTGCTTCTGGAGCAGTGGACAATGTAAGCACACAGCTTTCTGGTGGTGCTATTGTGGTTAAGGATGGTGGTGTTACAACTGCCAAGCTTAATGACGGTGCCGTGACAACTGCTAAGATTACAGATGCTAATGTAACAACTGCCAAGATTGCGGATGCTAACGTAACCTTTGCCAAGCTTACGGATGTAATCGACGATGACACAATGGCTACGGCTACCGATACTACCTTGGCTACTTCGGAAAGCATCAAGGCTTATATTGATACAAGTAAGACCAGTGCATTTACTCCAAGCACCTATGCTGGAGAAGAAAGTATAACGCTTCCTAATGGTTTGATTATGAAGTTTGGGACCATAACAGTTGGGAGTAATGCCACCGCTACGGTAACCTTTAGTGATGCTTTCCCAGATAGTTGTATTGTAGTAAATGCAACATTTAATCAAAATATGGGTATATCTGGAGATCAAGTTCACATTAGTGCTCACACTATAGGTACTTCTAGTTTTCAGCTAACGAATGGAACTTTTAGTGCCCTAGTAGGGTGGCAAGCAATCGGATACTAATGAACCCCCTCCTACAATCAGTTCAACTAGCGTTGCAAAACGCTACGCAGACAGAAGCCCTTGTCTTTATCGACAAGGTAGTGGACTTCTGTATTGAAAAGGAGAACGGCAAGGTACTGGACGGATGGCCCCGTGACTTAATACAACTCCTTGTGTCTTACCATATGGCCAAGGATACCTTCATTGTAGAGCAGGACGCAGATGGTAATATCCTGGGTGTCTTTATGTGGTATAATTGCGACGAGGACGATGACTGGTTCTTTATTCAAAACTGGACACCAGACCGAGAAGACGGGGATGCTATATTCCTAGCTTTTATTTTCGCAGAAAACAATACAGCATTTAAAGGAATTACACGTCAATTTATTGCTATGTGTCCTGAATTTGCGGAAAAGAAATTAATAAGCATCAGACAAAGGAAAGGCATCCCTACTCGGGTGTCATACAGTTCTAATTTATTCAACAAAATCTTAAGCATATAATATTATGGGAGGCGGAAAAGGATCATCATCAGCACCACCACCAATTGACCCTGGAAAGTCAATGGGTGAATACTTATTCGGTAAAGACTTTAGCGGTCAATACCAAGGCATCACGGACCCGCGCTTGCAAGAGCGTTTGATTGGTGCAGAGGCTACATACCGCCCACAATATACTGCCCTAGAGCT